TGAGTATACTACAATACTAATTGACAACAAGGGTATACTTGGCACAAGAGATGCAGTTTACATAAGATATGTGGAGCCTAAGAGCAGTCGGGTGTATCTTTTTAGTTATGAGGACGTGCTGCATTATCGCAGCAGTGTATTATCCATAGACGGTATAAGCGGTATGGCCATAAGGGATATACTTGCAAGCACTATAAGGGAAAAGAAGGATGCACAGGGACTTACAAGAGGTGTTTACAAAAATGGTATAACAGGCAAGGCGGTACTGGAATATGTGGGCGACCTTAACAGTGGTGCTGAAAAAAAGTTGCTTGAACAGCTTAAGCAGTACACAAGCGGTCAGCAGAATTACGGCAGTATAATACCCATACCCCTTGGAATGAAGCTGACACCGCTTAATATTAGCCTTGCTGATGTACAGTTTCTGGACATTAAAAAATATAGCAGCTTAGAAATTGCCTCGGCATTTGGCATTAAGCCCAATCAGCTAAACAATTACGAAAAAAGCAGTTACAGCAATTCAGAAGCGCAGAACTTAAGTTTTTATGTAGATACGCTATTATATATCCTTAATGCCTATGAGCAGGAGGACAGCTACAAGCTGCTTAGCAGCTATGAGAGAGAGGACGGCTATTATTTAAAGCGTAATGTAAACGCTATATTACGTGGAGATATCAAGAGCCAGACTGACAGCCTTGTGCGTAAGGTTTCTATGGGTATTATGACCATTAATGAAGCAAGACGTCAGCTTGACCTGTTTGACGTTGATGGCGGTGACCGAAGTATTGTAAACGGTACCTATATTGATATTAAGGATGTAGGTAGGCAGTACGGACTAAATGAGGAGAATGATAACAATGAATGATTTTTTATTTAACGTTGGTGATGAGGTTAAGGTGCTATCCGATAAGGAGCCTATACGTATGCTGATAATAGGCAAGCGTACTTATGACGAAGAAAAAGTAATACACGACTATGCAGGTGTGCCTTATCAGGAGGGTTTCAAGAGCAAGATTTACTTTTTTGAGCACCGAGATATTGTTGAAAGGGTGGTATAAATGACAGATATTAAAAAGATTTTGGACAGTGTAAAAATGGAGGGCAACATACCTGCATATAACATATACGGTGATATAACCTCAAGTCCTTATGACAGCTGGGAGGGTGATACTTGCCCTGTCTTTATAAAAAATTTTATTGAAAATAACAAAGGCAGGGAAATTCATATACATATAAACAGCCCCGGAGGCAATGTATTTTCGGGTATTGCCATTTACAATATGATTAAAGCTCGTGAGGGTAAAACGGTTGTATATATTGATGCGCTGGCCGCATCGGCGGCAAGTGTTATCGCCCTTGCAGGTGATGAAATATATATGCCGAGGGGCGCCATGCTTATGGTACATGAGCCCTGGACAATTTGCACCGGAAATGCGGGAGAGCTCAGAAAGCAGGCAGACAGCCTTGACAAGATATGCGAGAGTATAACTGATATTTACAGCAGTGCATCCGGTTATGACAGGAATTATATAAATGAACTGCTTAAGGCAGAAACCTGGCTGACTGCAGAGGAAAGTGCCGCAATGTTTGAAAGAGTTTTAATTGATGAAAGCCTTATGGCCTGTGCCTGTGCAAGAGGCGACAGCCTTAAATGGTATGACAGTGTACCCATGGAGCTTACTTTTGCTAAAGATAAAGACTGTGATACCACTAATGCCGAAGTGAAAATGCTTAAGGATATTGAAGCGAAAATTGTTGAAATTGAAGTTGAGGAAATGCTTTTGTCGGATTAAAATATTTTTAAAGTTAAAAAAAACGCTTGACTTATAGTACCAAATATGGTACTATAATATAGGAGGTGAAAGAAATGGCAAGCGTTGAAAAAATAATTCAAAAGATGAAAAATCAGCCTAACGGAATAAGGGTTGAAGAGGTACACAAGGTATTAGTAGCTTACGGTTACAGGTTAGACCGACAAAGAGGCTCACACAGACAATATGTTAATGCAGAGGGTGCGGTAATAACGATAAAGGATGAAAACCCTTTGAAAAAAGCCTATATAAAAGATGTATTAAGCCGAATAGGGGAATAAAAGCCCCTGTTCGGAGCAGAGCTTGCCATTAAAAAAAATATGAGTAAAATAAAAACAGCAGAGGATTACATGAAGCTTCCGTACAGTTTTATAACAAGCTATATGGATGATGAAACAGGACAGTATTATTATGGCAGGGTGTTGGAGCTTGACGGCTGCCAGAGTACGGGAGATACCATTGAAGAGCTGTATGAAAACCTGAGGGAGGCTATGTACGGATATATTGAAACAAAGCTTGAAAACGGCTTTGATGTCCCCGAGCCTATGAATGCAGAAAAATACAGCGGTAAATTTAATGTGCGTATACCCAAAAGCCTTCATCAGCGCCTTGCAATAGAGGCGGAAAAAGAGGGTGTATCATTAAATCAGTATGTTGTATACAGACTGAGCGAAAATACAATAAAAGTGAACAATTAAAAACGCTGAAGTGAGCCTTTATTTGAGATAAAAGCTCATTACAAAGGGCACTTACAATAATGCAGGTGCCTTTTATTATGCGGAATTAAGAGCCTTTGAATTTTTATAAAAAAATTACATGGCTCTTTTTTTATACAATTTTATAAATATCATAGGAGGCAGAAAATGAAAAAAAGCTTAGAAATTTTTAACAGAATTATTGAGAAAAAGGCGGAAATGAAAGGACTGAAGGAGGCAGGCAAAATACCGGAGGCACATGCTTTAATTGAGGAAATTGAAGCTTTGAAGCATGAGTACGATGTTGAGCTGGAGCTTGAAAAGCTTGAAATACCGTTTGCAGATGAGCTAAAGGAGCCTGAAACAAAGGGCAGGGCTGACGCACTTACGGCATTTAACAAAGCTGTTAAGGGTATGAAGCTGACAGATGCGGAAATGGCTCTTGTAGAAAACACAGGCAAAGACGGTGGTTATCTTGTACCAACAGATGAGGTAACACGTATCGAGGAGCTTAAGCGTGAGCTTGGTAACCTTAAACAGTATTGTGATGTTATACCTGTAACTACATTAAGCGGTACCTACGTAGTAGAGGGTACGGAAGATGGTATGCTCCTTGACTTTGAGGAAACAAAAGTTATTTCCGAAGGCGATATTGATTTTGTTCGCTTGGATTGGAAAGTGAAAACAAAGGGCTTACTTATCCCTGTTAGTGATGATTTGCTTGCAGATGAGCGGGCAAACCTTTTAAGCTATATTGGCCGTTACTTTGCAAAGGCGGCTACAAGAACAGACAATGCTGATATTATTAAGGTATTAAAGACATCAGCGGTGGTTGATGGTGACAGCTATAAGGCTATAAACCACACCCTTAATGTTAAGCTTGACCCAGCAATTAGCAGTGCTGCAATTATTGTTGCTAATCAAACAGGTTATGACTATCTTGACAGCCTTGTTGACGGTAATGGCAGACCATTACTTAAGGACAGCCTTACACAGCAGGGTACAAAGGTATTTGCAGGCAAGCCTGTTGTGGTACTTACTGATAAAGTATTTGCATCTGATGAGGGTACTTATGAGTTTTGGGTTGGCGATATGTTCGAGGCGGTTAAATTCTTTGACCGCAAGACCCTTGAAATTGCAATAAGCACACACGCAGCATTCACGTCAGATATGACTCTTATTCGTTGTAAGCAGAGAGGTGTTGCAATTTCCAATGATAAGGATGCAGGCCGCAGAGTTGTTATTACTCCTGTTGCAGTTGATACAGACGATACAGCAGAGGAAACTGCGTGATAAAAGCCGTAAGAGGGGATGTAGATGCTTGAAAAGGTAAAGCTTTTTTTGCGTATAGAGCCTGAGTATACCGAGGAGGATACCCTCATTGAGGATTTTATTAATGAGGCAAGGGAATACTGCAAAAATGCTATAGGTTATACTCCGCCGGAGGATAACGAAATATACCAAAGGTTTATACTGCTATATACTGCTAATGCCTACGAGCAGAGAAGTATTGCTGATAATACAAAAACGGCAGCATTTAACCTCACACATCTAATACAGCAGCTAAGGTTTTGCTATGATACGGAGTCAGGAACGTAAGTGGCGACTTGCGGTTATGGAAAGGCAAAAAATCGGCACAGATGAAACAGGCTGTGCCGTTTTTGATAATGTCCTTGTAGGCAGAGTGTGGGGACAGATTATAGCCGCAAATGTTACTGTAAAAGAAAACAGCTATGAGGGTAACTACAAGGATTTTGAGATTACGCATAAAATAAGGGTGAGAAAGGATCTGTACAACTACCGAAAGGGTATGTATTTGCAGTATGCAGGCTATACCTATGAGGTGAAAAGTGTGCAGCCTATGTACAATCAGCCTGAGCTATTGGAGCTTGGGTGCAAAATGGTTGTGGAGTGAGGTGATTAAGGTGAGTATTGATGTTGACTGCAGAAGCTTTATTTCCGGTATTGACCTTATAAAGAAGGCCTATCCGGGTAAAGTGGAAAGGTTTATGGTGAACGAGGGCAACAAGCTTAAGCGTCGAGCCGTAAAAAACACAAGAAAAACCGTTAAAAAGAAAACCGGTCATTACGAAGAAGGCATTAAGAGAGGCAAGCACTATATTTATAGGGGTAATGGAGGAAACTCTATAAGGGTATACAATGATGCCAGACACGCACATCTGATTGAGTATGGTCATATGGTGCAGACCAATCAAGGTGAGGAGTTTCGAGATGGCAAGCACATTATGGAAAATACCCAAAAGGAATTTGCACCAAAATATGAAAAAGATGTTGAAAATTTTTATGACAACATACTGGATTTGCTTGATTAAGGGTGATGTTATGAAAACTATTGATATTTACAGAAAAATGGTTGTACTTTTAACCGAAAAAATTGGCTGCGAAATACCCGAATGGGACAGCGAAACCCCTATTGTACGACCGTCAATTAAGCTGGATATGGAGGAAAAGCACGAAGTGCTTAACGACATAGTAAGCAGCAAGGCCTTGACCTTCAGGCTGATTTACTTTGCAAAGGATAAAAAGCACAAGGAGCTTGAAAACAAAAAGGTATCGGCACTTATTGCAGAGCTTTTGAAAAAACCGATACAGGTTGAGGAAATGTGCGGCGTATGGGCCAATGAGCTTGACTTTGACAGAACAGCTACAGGTGAGCTGGTAGCGGAATGGGTATTTGAAAACGACTTTGATGAGGACTACTCAGACGAGGAAAATGCAGAAATGCTTGAGGAAATTGAGGTAAACATTGAATAATATTTTTAGGAGGTAAAAATGGCTAAAGAAAGCAAGATTCCATATATTAGTATTTTATTTAAGCAGCTTGCAACATCGGCTATTGTAAGAAGTGAGCGTGGTACTGCCATACTTATTGTTAAAGACGATACCGACACAAACTGGGATAGTGTTATTTACAAGGACCTTACAGAGGTTGAGGAGGCTAAGTTTACTGCCGACAATTTACGTGCAGTAAAGGGTGCCCTTGCCTACAATCCCTATGAGCTGCTTGTTGTAAGGTGTGCGGCAGATGGTGGTGACACTGCTATTGGGGCTGCCCTTGGTGTTGTACTTAAGGTAAGAGCAACCGGCTGGATTGCTGTTGCAGAGGCAACCATTGAGGAAAACACAGCACTTGCAAGCTGGATAATTGCGAAGCGTAAGCAGGGGTACACCTACAAGGGTATTGTATGGCAGTATGCAGCTGACGATATGAGCATTGTCAATTTTGCAACAGACGCTGTTACAATGAACGATGAGGAAGTTACAGGCGATATATATGTGCCTTGGATTTTAAGTATGGCAGCAAGTATTAACATTACAAGCTCTATGACCTACAAGACCTGCAAAGATATTTCGGGTGCTGATGTCCTTAGCGGTGAGGAGCTTGAGGAGGCAACGGAAAAGGGTGAGATGCACATTGCACTGGTGGATAATGAGTATGTTATTGCCAGCGGCATTAACAGCCTGACCACCTATGACAATAACACAAAAACAGAGGATATGAGTTTTGTGGAATGTGTGGAAACTATGGATATGATTGCAGACGATATAAGGAGTGCGTTTAAGGAGTATATCGGCAATGTACGTAATACCTACGCTAATCAAATGTTGTTTGTAGCGGCTGCACGCAGCTACCTGGACAGCCTGGAAACCGATGTAAATTACAATGTGCTTGACCCTGACTATGACAACACTGTTGACATAGATTGCGAAACACAGCGAAATATGCTTAAGATTAATATTGCTGAGGCTGCTGATTGGACAGATGCACAGGTTAAGCATTATCCGTATAAGAGGACAATGTACCTTGCAGCTGATATTAAAAAGTGTTTCTGCATACACAATTTGTCTATGCAAATTTCATTATCTGCATAAGTTAGGAGGTTAATTATTATGGCATTTGACAGGACAAAGACGCTTGTGGGTACTGCAACAAAAGTATACGTTAACAGTAAGCTGGTACCCTACACATCTAAGATTAGTTACAAGATGACCGGTGACTTTGATGACGCAGCTGTTATGGGCGAGTATGGTACCCACAAGATTTATCTTGGCTATGGCGGCGAGGGTACACTTACGGAATATAAGACTGCCAGCACGTTGATTAGAACTATAGTTGAGAGCTTGCAGACAGGAGTTATCCCTGATATTGAGATAATCGTTGACATTGAAAACAACCACACCAAAGAAAATGAACCGGTAAAGCTAAAGGAAGTTGTTTTTTCGGAGGCAGGCTATGACATTGAAACCAAGTCTACCATAAGCGAAGAGCTGCCATTTAGTTTTGCGGACATTGAATATCTTAATACGATTAAGGAGTGATTACAATGAAAAAGAATATTAATGCGGCCTCCGTTACCATTGACGGTATTGTAAAGAGAGCTATGGCAAGAAAGGAAAATGCTGCAGAGCCACTTAGGATTTATGTGCCATGTATTGATGGTGAAATGGAGTTTGAAAAGCCGTCTACATACGAGCTTATGGAATACAGACGACAGCTGCAGAAGGGTGAAATTGACCAGACGGAAATGTTTATAAGAGTTATTTACAATGCAAGCAAGCTGTTGCAGAATAAGGAGCTCCACGAGCAGTTGGGTATTAAGGATCCTGAGGACGTAGTTGCCAAGGTATTTACCTTAGGCGAAATTGTGGAGATTGCAGGCAAGATACTTAACCATGATGACGTTGAGGGAGATATTGAAGTAATAAAAAACTAATTAACGCAGACAAAATACTAAGAATAGCTCAGTTTTATGTTGTAAGAGGGATTCCGAAGGAGGAAATCCTTAATGCAACAGCGGCTGAGCTGTTTTTTTATGAGTCTGCAATGAAGCGCTGGTATAGGGAAAACGGTTACGAAATTAAGGAGGACTAAGGTATATGGCAAAAACAATTAATGCAATATTAAACCTCCAGGATAAGTTTACGTCAAAACTATCTGCGGCACAAAAAGAAACATTGATTTTCGACACAAAAATGCAGGACTGCAACAGGACATCAAAGAGCTTTGAAAAAAGCCTCGGTAAAATAGGCGACGCCGCAAAAAAGGGGTTTGCCATTGCGGGAGCTGCTGCTGCGGGCTTTGCGGTAAGCAGTGTAAATACG